TATATTTTCGTTTCAGCTTTGGCAGATCCTTAGCTAACTTCTTTGCCCGCTCGGCTTGCTCTTTTGCTTTCTTTTCGTTGGCTCGGTGAGTCAATTCTTCGGAATACTGCCGGTGCAGATCTCGCAGGTTCTGCGGTACGGCTACCTCTTTACGGTTAACATCCAGGCCCAACCGCCTGCACTGATCCAGATAGTCGCTGTAATCTGACAGCACATTTGTTGGCGTTCCATATCCTCCCGCTGCCTGCCGGTTTACCCAGTTTATTGCCTTTTGCGGAGATAGGTGCTGCCGCAAAACATCAAGCGCCTTGTAGCATTTTCGCTGACTCCATGTGTATTGGAAAGCAAGAAAAAAGAGAATATTTTTATCTGTCATTTTGCAGCCGTATTTTTTCAATGCCTTGGTTGCTTTGAGTGTTGAACAGCAAATGTTGTCTTGCGTTTTTAATTTGCGGTACTCCTGCTTGGTTAGTCGCATGGCCTTGTATGGCACCACTTGCTTGTAGTCCATACCGGTTGTGCAGTCCCACTCCACTTGTTCGGCTACCAGGTCACCGTTGCCCTCTTTTATTAGACGCTCTGTAAGCACCGGGTACCGGCTGTATTGATAAAGTAACCCAAGCAGGTTAACAGGATAGTTTGTTATTGTGCTTCGATAAAGCTGCTGGGCACACTCGTGGTATGCTTCCCATGGAAGATAGCGCAGATTGCTCCTCTCCAGCGCCTCTTCAAAGCCAAGCAGCTTTGCTCCCTCTCCCTCTGTACATTTCCAGCTGTTGTGATCCAACTTAACCGGCTCCACCGTGCACGGCAGTTTGCGTGTTGGTTTCTGCTTTACGCTAATAGACATACCGCCGCAAAAATAGTCGCGATCGGCTACAAAGTGCTGCCCAATGTTGAAGTATGCAGCGTACAGCAGTCTGCCCACTTCCGGTACGGCCTTAAAGTCATGTGTGTAGTCTTCGTACACCCGGACGAAAGAAAGCAATATGCCGCCGTTCCTTGTCCGCTGCGTTACCGCCACCACTGCCGTGTTTATCAACTGACTACGGCCACGCCCGGCGTCTTTGACTTGAACTTCGTGCCCGCAGACCGGGCAGCATACGGTGTCGTTATGCCGTGCAGAGCGGCAGGCGGCGTGCTTGTCCGTCCATAGCCGCATATTCTCAATGTCGATCTGCACATCCTTGCCACAGGCTGTACAGTAGCCATGCCTGTGACCGCATTCTTTGTGTTTGAAAAAGTACTGCTCATTGACGAACACCTGCTTGTGTGCAAATGTCAGTATCTTTTTCTCTGGCAGTTTCGGGCGGCCGTTCCAAATCTTCCGAGCCTGTTCCTGCGTAAGCGTGTTCAGTTTCTTTCCCATACCGACACCTCACAGCAGATCCAGCAGGTCGATGATTTCTGCCTTGGTCTCTCCGGCGGTAAAACCGTAATAGCCCGCTGCCCATTCGTACACATCGTCATTCGTTACAAAGGCACACTGGTAACCTTTCTTTTCCGCGATCCTATTCATCGCGTTCTCGACGATGTAATCATAACACTTTTTTAGACTCTTGCCCTTGGCCAATACCTTGTCCGCGTTTTCATCATTGACCAGGTAGTGGTCTATAATGTGAGAGCATAGCAACCGCACGCTGGCGCTGTTCATTTTTTCGGCTTCTGCATCGATCTTGTCGATTGCCTTTTGAATTTTCTCTGTCATTTCAGCATTACCTCCTTGATTTGCGCCAGCACGCAACGCTGGCAGTGCTCGTCCAGTTCCGGCTTGTCCAGGCCGCACCTGTTATTAATTGAGCCGTAGATACACATATCTCGGCATATCGTGGCCAAGATTGCAATAGTAGTTTTTTCGTTCTCATTCTTCATTGTTGCGCTCCTCAAAGGCCATACCGGCCACGGTGCCCAGGTCGGTGTTCAGGCACTCCAGCAAGGTCTTGTCGTGCAGGATCTCTGCGGCCATACCAGCTGCGTACTCAGAAGCGGATAACACCGTGCCGGCACTCAGCTGGATGGCTTTCTTGCGCAGCGTCTCGAATTCGTCGTCGGTCGCACCGGTGATCCACTTAACGCGGGACATCTCGCTGTCGAAGTCCGACGCATTCTTAATAGAAGCAGCGGCCACGGTGCCCAGGTTGATCAGATCCCTGCATACAGCTTCTGCTTTGGACCGATCCATTGTGCCGATCACACCCTGCATATACACGGTGTCAGGCAATTCAATATACTTTGCTTTGTCATTTCTGAATGGACAGTTTTTCCATTTACTACCAATTCGTCTTTTTGTAGGTAATGCACCATACATTTTGCACACATCAAAATGTGGACAATCTTTGCAAGTCACTCTATTTTTTCCTCCATTCTCGGCGGGTCGGGCAGTTCTCGCCACGCAAGTACCTTTGCTTTTGTTCCGTTTGAAACTTCGCCGCCCCAAGAGCCGTTGTATTGATAGCCTATTCCGTATGTTTTGAACATTCGATTGTACCCCGCATATCGGAAATATTCGTACCAGCACAGAACATATTTACCGTCCTCTGGCAACCTGTCCTTTACACTGATCCAGCCGTCTGGCTGGTTAAAACTTGTCATTCCTGTGCACATCGTTTTTCCTTTCAATCTTCATTGTTGCGCTCCTCAAAGGCCATACCGGCCACGGTGCCCAGGTTTATCAGATCCCGGCATACAGCTTCTGCTTTGGACAGATCCATTGTTCTGATCACGCCCTGCACGATCAGGCCGGATTTAACGACCACCAGGTCCCCGCGCCGGTACAGATCGTACCCCTCTTCTTCCTTTTCGATAGGTTGTAGCGCTCTGCGGTTAATGAACGCCATACTCGCACCTACGACCAGCGGTTGCCATACAGCGCCTGCGGCTACAATGCAGGTGTCCAGCGGGGCGGCATATTCTTCATTGTGGCATTGGTCTGCCAGCGGCAGATCCGCTTTTTGCATTCTTGTCATGATTACGCTGTCGTCCTCTGCCAAGTCAGCGACCATACGCAGCGTCTCCGGCGTGTATTCCGGATGGCCGTACAGGATGTACCCGCAGCTGCCATTACTGAGCATTTGCTCGCCGTCTGGCAGGTCATATAGAAAATAGGCCTTGCTTCTTTTGCAAATGGATAACATTTTCTTAAAGTTCATCTGTCTGTCTCCTTTACGCTTATGCCGTGAATGTACAGCATGAGTTTTCGTTTGATGATATATTCCTTTGTTTTGGCACCCTTGGTGTCCTCTACCACCTGCTTCCAGGTGCCGTCCGGCTGGCAGACATCATATACAAAGTCCGCCTTATAAATCACCGGGCGCTCTTTTCGGTATTCGCCGACCCCTGCCGGGATCAACTCATAAGGGACCTGCTCCCGCAGGTTGCGCACCAGGCCGTGCCGTTCCAACAGTTGCAGCTCCTTTGCCCGCTTGCACTCGCTCCGGCTGTCGTATGTGCGGCCGTCTGCTTGGGCTTTGACTGCATGGTATTTGTTCCCGCCTTTGGCCCGCTGCCGGAGATATTCCTGGTACTGGGCAGCAGTCCAGTGTTCTTGGGTACCCATCAGCCCGCTGCCTGCTCCGCAGGAGCGTAAGCCATACGGATGAACTGGTGCTCCACTGCACCAATGCGCTGCTGCTCCTGCTCAAGGCATTTCTGCATATATTTGCTGGCAAGCACTGTCTCCTCAAACTCCCGGCGCAGATCGTCCGTCATGCCATACTGGCCCAGTCCATTTGCGCTCTTAAATGCGTCCCACTTTGGCCGGATCAGCGGGTGGTTGATGTTCAGCTTGAAGCCGTATGCGTTGTGCGGTGCCAAAATCAGCTGGGTTTGGCGTTCCTGCTCCAGATTGCGTACTTTTTCCCGCATTTGGTCCCATTGCTGTATGTATGTCACTTTGTCCTCCTAACACAGGTACCTATGGTTCTTTGCCCGAATAGGGCAGAGCACATAGGATTGATACTTGAAGCCTGTTACTTCGTCCTCCCAGTTGTTCAGCGTGTCCTTGACCACATAGTAGCCCTTGGGCGCTCTTGGTTCGTCTGCCCAATGGTCGCTGTAGATGACCTGGTATTCCGGTTCCGGTACCACCAGGTTACGGCTACGGCTAAAACACACCCTGGACTTGGCCGTGGTGTACTTGCCCTCGTGTCCTTGCTTGATGTGGGTTTCCTCGCGTAGGTACCCGCCGTAGGTGTGGTGGTCTCGATCGTCCACCGGTACATATTCCACCCGGCCATAAGGCCACCTTGGCAGCTTGGTCAAGTCAATACCGGACAGCGCCATGTGGATATGTGGGTTCTTGTCCGGTGTCTCAATGGCTCTCATCCACTTGAAGTCTACGCCGGCCTTTTTGTAGGCATATCGCAGTTTGGCCATATAGGCGGCCCACAGTTTCTTGATCTCTTGCAGGTCCTTGGGCCTGTCCGCCTTTCGGAATGTAAAAGTAGCTGTCAGGTCACCGGGTCCGAAATTGGCGTTGAAGATCATCTCTTGCTGTAAGCACGCCTGGCGATTGTTGACCGCCGCTTGCGCCTCGCTGGTCTTGCCGTAATTACTGCCCCTGGTGCATTTATTCTTGCTGCCGTAGCGGGAGGAGTAATGCCGCTGAATGTATATACACTTACCTGCGTGGGTGGTCTTTTGCACCCATGGCATTTGGTTTGCTCCTTTCTGGACGGACCGGCACTCTATGGAAATGCTGAAAAACGCTGATCGGCTCCCTGGTGGAAAAGCAAGTTTCCCACCGGTTCACCGGCGTATTTCACATTCCCACAGAGCACAGCTCCTCATTATGCGGCGCTGGTACACACCCTGTTGCCGCCGGTCTCCTGCCTGCGCCTAACTCGCTGAAGAATGCCAAGCGATATATATTTCTGCCGTTGGCGTTTTGCGTCTAAAAATAATACTTTGAACAAGTGGCAAAAAGGAGCGCAGGCCCCTTTTTTCGCCCTTGCCGCACGGCTTGTCCTTGACTTCTCTGCGGTCCTTATATATAATGTAATTAGCGCAGGCGTTTTACTTTCTTTTCGCCGCCTGTGTTCAAGTCGACTGGTCGTTCAGTCGGCTTTTTCTTTTTGCCCGCTGCTGT